AAAGTGTAAGTGGATTTGATACTCTTAAACGACCAAATGCATCACTTGAAGTTGATGGAAGTGTAACAGATGCTGATGATGTTGTTGAAATTGATACTGTTCCTGTGACTGGTAGAGGATTACTGGAACTTACAGGAGCACTATTGAGATTGAGTGATACCTGCCCTGTTGTTCCAATTCCTACTGTTCCTTGAACTGTAACAGTAGAACCAATACCTGATACTGCGACTGTTGTGACTGGATTAGTTACATAAAAAGAAGTATTAGCAACAGATACTGAACCTCCAACTCCAGTTACATAAAAAGAAGTGTTAGAAATGGAAACCGTATTTGCTACTGATACAGTTCCACCTACGGTTACTGATGTTACTGGATTTGTAATATAGAATGAAGTGTTGGATATTGATACAGTATTTCCTATTGATACAGTTCCACCTACAGTTACTGATGTGACTGGATTTAGAATATAAAATGAAGTATTGGAAATTGATACGGTATTTCCAATACTTACAGTATTCAGTAATGTGGAAATGCCAACCGGAAGATATGAAAGATTTAGATTTTGTGCAGTTCCAATACCAATAGGCATATATGGAATACCTTCGTCTTCTAAAAGACCACTTGAACCAATTTGAGTAATATGAGTATGAACTGGATTTGCAGGAGAACTTGCGACACTTACAGTTGTTGGTATAGTAATATCACCATTAATAGTAATACTAGAACTTCCAAGAGATACTGGAAATGGATTATCAAATGTTACTACTGATGTTCCTGCACCTGTAAGAACTACAGAAGTTGCTGGTTGTGGAAGGGGATTATAAGACATTATACGATATACCAGTTGGAACCATTATAGAAAAAACTAAAGGATTGGTGATTGCTACTCATAGTGACTGAAATATCATTCTCAACACTTTTACCAATACCTGCTTGAACTGTAATATTATATGTATTTATTTGATTTCCCTCATCTTTCACTACAAGTTTTTTACCATAAGAAGGTATTTGTGGTAATACAATCGTCACCGGAACATT